GCCTTGATTTTATCAAGGAGCAGGTGCATCTGTGCTTTACTGGCAAGCGGTCAAAGAGAAGATTTCAAAATTTATTAGTGTCTACCGGGAAAATCACGCGGGCTGAACTGCGTGAAGAAATCCGAAATTGTACTTGCAACAAAAGCCTAACGGCCATTGACGCCGTGGCCGAGCAGGCTCATGCCGACATTCTGACGCGCAGCGTTTCGTTTGAGCCTGTGCGTCAGTTCCAACTGCGGGAAAACGGGAAGCTGCGCAACATCTGCGAGGAAAGCCCGTGGCAGCAGATTTTTGAGTACATTGCAAAGGGAGCGCTTGACCCTCTCTTCCGCGCGAAGCTGCTGCCGATCCAGTACGGAAGTCTGCCCGGAAAAGGGCAGATTGCCGGGAAACGGCAGAACGAGCGCATCCTTCGCCGGATGCTCCACAACAAAACCGACGCCGCAAAATGCGACGTTAAAAAGGCTTATCCTTCCACGACAGTCGAATGCGTTATGAATCTTCTGCGCCGCGACATCGGAAAGAATAAGCCCTTGCTGTGGCTTGTGGAGGCCGTCATGGCAAACTACCCGGACGGCGTTCTGCTAATTGGCGGGTATCTGCCTTGCTGGCTGTTCAATTATGTTATGAGTTATGTGCTGCGGTACATCCTCTCCCATCGCAAGGTGCGGCGTGGGAAGTCGTTCAAGATGATCCTTGCCATCTGCTGCTATGCCGACGACATCACTGTGTATGGGCGCATATCCAACCTTACAAAAGTGATGAAGGACACTACCAGATGGGCAAAGGAGACGCTGGGGCTGACAATCAAGAGTGCGTGGGATATTATCCACTTTGCGTCCTTTGATGCCGAGCGCCAACAGAACAAGCGCCGCAAGGCTGGCAGCCATCAGCGCACGCCGGGTCTTGATATGATGGGCTATGTGGTACGCCGCACTTATACCATCATCCGAGGCCGCAACTTTGTCAAACTGCGGCGGGCAATCCTGCGTGCCCAGCGCGATCTGGATGCTTTGGGGTATGTGCCGTGGTGGAGAGCACAGCGCATTATGAGTCAGTGGGGCGAAATCAAGCACAGCGACAGCCGTGGCTTTTGCCAGAAGTACAACGTCTATAAAATTATCCGCGCCGCGAAACGTTCTGTATCGTGGCATAGTAAACAGTTACTGTTAAAGGAGCAAACGCATGGAGCAGTATGTTAAAAAGCCCGCTGCCGTGCAGGTGTTCGCACTGAATGGCGCGACGGACATTATCCTGCGCAAGGATATTGCGTCCGAGAAAATCACCGACGAAGAGGGCAACAAGCAGACGGTCTGGAACTGCGATGAGCGCCAGATTCGCGTTGCGTCCGCAGTCGCCGAGGAAGAAGTCACGGCGGACTTCGATTCGTGGTGGGACTATCAGCCGCCGCGCGAGGCTGAGCCTGTGACTGCCTCTGACCGTCTGGATGCCCTTGAGGCAGCCGTTTATGATTTGGCGGAGGTGGTATACAATGGCTAAATTTTACGCGACACAAATCCGCATGGGCCGCACGACGCTGGAACAAGTTCCTGCCGTCTGGCGGGAAAAAACGGCGGCTTTGCTGTAAATCATGTATCCGCGAGCACCCTGCAAGGGGTGCTCTTTTCTTTGCACAAAAATGAGGTACACTCTATGGGAAAAAGCATTTTTGATGGCCGCGTGCAGATCAAGTACAGCTATGGCTGCTACGGCATGACACGCGGCGGCGGAAAGACATGGCACGGCGGCATGGACATCGTGGGCGTCGACAGCGACATTATCCTCATGCCGTACTATGAGATGCCCGACGGCACGCAGAAGCCCATCAAAGGCCGTGTGACGCGGGCGCGTATCGTGACCGACCATTCCGACAGAACGTGGGAGTGGGGGTATTATGTTTGTGTCCAGCTTGATGCCGACCAGACCCCCGATGCGGTCAATTTCATGTACTTCTGCCATTGCTCCCGCTTGCTTGTCGATGTCGGTGATCGCGTCATCAGCGGCCAGCAGCTTGCCATCATGGGCGAGACAGGCAATGCAGAGGGCACGCACCCGCACTGTCATTTTGAAGTGCGAGCCACGGCCAGCGGCAAGGGGCTTGACCCTACGGCCTATGCAGCTATCCCCAACAAGGCAGGCATCTATGGCGCTGCTCCGGCAGCGGACAAGCCTGCCGAAATCCCTGCCAACAGCGAAAAAGCTGCCACTTCTCTTTTGCAGAACATCACTGTTGGCCCTGTCAGCAGTGGCGATGCCGCCGCAGTTGTTGCGGTCTGCAAGGAACACGGCACGACGGCAGACAGCTACACTAATGCTGAGAATCACTTGCAGATCGTCTGCATCCGCAGCGTGGCGCAGGCTGTTGCAGACGCTGTGCTGGCGGTTTGCAAGGAACGCAAGCTGACTGACGCGAAACTCTACACGAGTCACTGGGCATAAAGGAGGCCTTTTATGAAGCAACTTTTGGAAGCCCTCACTGCGCTGTTGAAGGTGAAAACCATCGTCACGCTGGTTATTATCGTTGTGCTGGCCGTGCTGTCTCTCAACGGAAGCGTCGAGCCGGACAAGTTTCTCACCATCGCAACAATGGTCGTTGCGTTCTATTTTGGAACGCAGAATGAAAAAAAGTCGTAGTTTTTCCCCCCCCATAAAATCACCTTTTCGCCCCAGAAAGGATGATTTGCATGAATAGTTTTATCGGATGGATTGGCGGCAAGCGTGCCCTGCGCAATGAGATTCTGCAGCGTATGCCTGCGGACATCGGACGCTATATTGAGGTGTTCGGCGGCGCAGGCTGGGTGCTGTTTGGGCGAGAGCCGAGCAGCAAGGTTATGGAAGTGTTCAATGACTATGACGCAGAACTTGTCAACATTTATCGCTGCATCAAGTACCACCCGGACGCCCTGCAGCATGAACTTGATATGCTCCCAGATGCGCGGGAAGTGTTCTTTGACTGTCTGGCACAGGAGCAGGTGCGCGGGTTGACTGACATACAGCGAGCGGCACGCAGCCTATACCTTATTAAGGCCAGCTTTGGAACAGACCGCCACACATTTGCAACTGCTCCGAAAGGCGTCTGCAACATTTCTGCATCGTTCCCTGCAGTGCAGGAACGGCTTCGCCGGGTCATAATTGAAAACCTTGACTTTGAGCATCTGATTAAAACCTATGACCGGGAAAACGCGCTGTTTTATTGCGATCCGCCATATTTTGAAACCGAAAAATACTACCGCGCCCGCTTTCAAGAAAGCGACCACAAACGGCTGGCCGACGCGCTTCACAGCATCAAGGGCCGTTTCCTGCTGTCCTACAATGATTGCCCACAGGTGCGGGAGTTGTATGCCGACTGCATTATTGAGCCTGTTTCGCGGCGTAATACGCTGTCTGCGCAAAGTGTGGACGACTACAAAGAAGTCCTTGTTCGCAACTATGAATTGTAACGGAAAGCGTTATATCTTACCAAAATGAAGACGCCCCACTAAAGATTATTTTAGAATGGTCGCAGGGGCGATAAGGTGATAAAAAATCATCTCTCCCGCTTGTTAGGTGAAAGACGCTGGACACAGGCGCGACTTGCACGAGAAACAGGCATCCGTCCGTCGACCATTTCCGCCTACTATAACGAACTGGCGGAGCGCATCAGTTACGAGCACATGGATCGCATTTGCGAAGCTCTCGACTGTGATGTAAGTGATCTTCTGGAACGAGTGCCTTCTCGGCAGCGCAAAACGGGCAAAGACCTAATCTTAGAACAGCACGGAAACCGAAAAACTAAACAATAAGCGGGAAACGAAAAAGGCGTTTTAGAGGTATTTAAACACTTCTAAAACGCCTTTTTTGTTTCTCAAATTTGAGCGGAAATCCCGTTATTTCTTTTTCATTTTAAAATCAAAGTCTTTTCAATTTTTTTGCAAAGCAACAGCCGTCCAGAGCGCGACGCTTGAATTTGACTGCTGGGACCCGCGCACAGGCACACGCACCAAGCTGGCCGAGCGTCCCTACAACCCCACAGACGCGCGGTTCAGCGGCTATGATGGCACGGCAAACGGCAAGCTTTACTTTGTGGATTATCTCCCGCAGAGCGATGGCACCGATATCAAACTGAGCCTGACTGTCGTTGACCCAGCCATGGGCACAGAGGAAAAAATGTGGGATACGTGGCCGGATGAGCACTTCAGGCTGTCCATAGGGCAAAGAATACTGCCCGTGCATGGCGACC